CACCTTATACGGTAATGGATCAACCACTGGTATTAGTGCTACCGACACTACTATTCAGTTAAATCAGTCTGATTTAACAGGGTTAGCAGCTACTGGCTACATTCAGATTGGCAATGAGATTATTTACTACCCAAATGTCTCTACAACGGCTCCACAGCTGTTAAATTGCTATCGTGGTCAGAATGGTACTACCCCAGATGCTCATGCAACTGGAGCGCCGATTAGCGTGGTTAATTTGCCTTGTATTAACGTCTGGCCTACTCCTAACTCTCCAGGCAGCCAATACACATTTGTCTACTGGCGTATGCGTAGGATTCAAGATGCTGGTACTGGTATTAATACTAATGACATTCCATTTCGATTTATCCCTTGCATGGTTGCTGGACTAGCGTTCTATCTGTCTTCAAAAATACCTGGGGTAGACCCTAATAGAATCCCAATGTTAAAAGCTGAATACATGGAACAGTGGGATTTAGCCTCACAAGAAGATAGAGAAAAAGCAGCTATTCGCTTTGTTCCTCGTATGTCATTCTACGGAGGTCACAGTAGATAATGGTTAAACCCGTAAGTCCAGCACAGCCACTAAATGGTGAGGGTAGTGAAAAGTACGAACCTAACCAAAAACGTGGTCCAAGCGAATTTGATAAAACCTTGGAAAAAGAAAAGGCTGAACGTGCTCGTGCTGAAATAAGCAAAATGTTAGAAGAAACCAAAGCAAAAGAAGAAGCAGAACGCCCACGTACCTATGCAGAAAGATTGCGTGATATGGGTTACTACGATAAAACGCCCAAAGAAAGCTCTCCTAAAGGCGGTGGCGGTGTTGGTTATGTTCCAGGTTCAAATAATCCATTTAACCCAGATAGCCCACTAAACCGTAAAAAAGGTGGCGTTATTAGAGGTCATGGCATAGAAAGAAAAGGGCGTACAAAAGGTAGGTTTGTATAATGCCAAACAAATACGCTTCTGGTAAATGGGCTATTGCTGAATGTGACCGATGTGGTCAACGGTATATGCTTAAAGAATTAAAAAAAGAAGTTATTAAAACCAAGTTGTACAACATTAAAGTTTGTCCTGAGTGTTGGGATCCAGATCAACCACAGTTAAGTCTTGGACTTTATCCTGTAAATGATCCACAAGCTGTACGGGAGCCACGCCCAGATGTAAGTTATTACGCTGGAGGAACGTCTGGATTGATGACAAATCCTTATGATCCAAATGCTTTTAACGTGGATAATTTAGGTTATTCAAGCGATGGTAGTAGACAAATACAGTGGGCTTGGAACCCAGTAGGTGGAGCAAGTTATTTTGACAGTTATTTAACTCCAAATTCCTTGATTCCTGTGATAACAATCGGTACAGTAACCATTACAACAACTTAGGAGTTTAAAATGGATAAAAAGCAAGTAACTAAGATTGCAGATAAAGAAGCAAAAAAAGAAGTGCATAAACACGAACATCATATGCATCCAGGAATGAAGCCAACTAAAATGGCTAAAGGCGGTGTAACTGGCAAAGCAATGAAAGCAGTAGGGCGCAACATGGCTCGTGTTATGAATCAAAAATCTTCTGGAAGAGGTCGTTAATCATGGCATACGATAAATCAGTAAAAGCAACCAAAAAAAATAGCCCAGCTGTTCGTACTGGTCATGCTAAAAATGACAAACCAGCATCTGATTATGCTGAACCGCATACTATGTCTGGCAAAAAATATACGGTAGAAAGCTTTCAAGCTATGGAAGATGCTATTCCATATGCTACAACCAAAGCTGCCAAAGATGTGGATATTAAAGATCCTATTCCAAATGGCGTAGGCTATGGTCAATCTAAAGAAAAAACTACAGGTATTGAAATGCGTGGAGCTGGTGCAGCTACTAAAGGCCGTATGGCTAGAGGACCAATGGCATGAGTTTAGATCCAAAACTATCAATTAAATTAGATTTAACATTAAACGAAGTAGAAGGTGTTATGGCTGGGCTTGGTGAATTGCCTACAAAAACTGGCGCTTTTAGTTTGTTAATGAAAATTCAAGCCCAAATAAATGCACAATTGCCAATTCCTGAAACGCCTGCAGAAACGTCTGTTACGGTTAGTTAAATATGAATTACGAAACGCTTTACAACAACATCCAAGCCTACGCTGAAAATACTGAGCAGCTATTTGTTGCTAGTATTCCTGTATTTGTGATGGAGGCTGAAGAGCGTATATATAACTCAGTTCAACTACCTTCATTACGAAAAAACGTAACAGGGAATTTTACGGCTGGTAATCAGTATTTAGCGCTTCCAAATGATTACTTATCTACGTTTTCATTTGCAGTAATTGATAGCTCAAACAACTATACTTTTTTGTTAAATAAAGACGTAAATTATTTGCGTGAAGCTTATCCAGCTACGGTAATTACCAATGGTACATATCAAGGTACACCAGGTGGATTACCAAAATATTACGCATTGTTTGGGTCTCAAAACGGTTATAACGGGGCTAATATTGATGACTTAACTTTTATGGTGGCTCCTACTCCAGACCAAAATTACACAGTAGAAATGCATTATTTTTATTACCCACCAACTATTGTGCAAGGACAAATTACCTCTTTATCTATATCAAATCCTGGTTCGGGATATGCAAATGGGGTATACCAAAATGTGGGATTAACTGGCGGTTCTGGGGCAAATGCTTTTGCTGATATTGTTGTTGTTAATAACGCAGTTAATTCTTGCACAATAAAGTTTGGTGGCAATTTTTATGTAGTTGGCGATACCTTATCTTGTTCTTCTCTTGGGTCTTCTGGGGCTAGTTTTTCTGCTACGGTAACAGGAATTTCTAATGCTACTGGCACAAGCTGGCTTGGTGATAATTACGATCCTGTACTTTTTTATGGTGCAATGCGGGAAGCTATGCTCTTTATGAAAGGCGAAGCGGACTTGGTGAAATACTATGAAGAGAAATACACCGAGGCTCTTGCTCAGCTTAATCGTCTTGGAACTGGTCTTGAACGTGGCGATGCTTACAGGGATGGTCAAGCTCGTATTAAGGTTAGTCCATGATAGTTCAAGGATCTACCACTACATTTGCCCAGAACCTATTAAATGGCAATGAAAACTTTACCACTGGCACGTACTATATCGCCTTATATAACGCTAATGCTAATTTAAATAACACAACAACTGCTTATACAACGGTTAATGAGGTTACTGGAACTGGGTACACAGCTGGCGGGTTACCGTTGACTATTACAGTTACGCCGACAGTAGATAACCTCTACAATACAGTTTATGTATCGTTTGCAAACGCTGTTTGGACTCCAGCATCCTTTACGGCTAGGGGTGCGTTAGTCTACAATTACAATACAAAGGCGGCGTGTTTTGTGCTAAATTTTGGATCAGATAAGATTTGTAGTAACAGTTTTACAGTGCAGTTCCCAGCAGCGACTAGTACGTCTGCTATTTTATCAATTGGTAGTTATACAAGTGCTACCGTTATTAGTTCTGGAGATTAATATGTTTAAAGAATTATCAGGATCTGGTGATAGCGCAATCGCTACCTTACAGGCCAAAGCTGCTACGGATGAAACCGTTGGCGTAGAAGGTTTTTACCAAGTTGAATGCCGTGATGCTAATGGCAACCTCAAATGGACAGAATCTTTTCCTAACTTAGTTAACGCAGTTGGTAAACAGCTGATGCTTAATACTTTGTTAAAAGGTTCTTCCTATTCAGTAACAGGCCCATATTTAGGTTTAATTGGTACAACAAGCCCAACATTTAACGTTGAAGACACAATGACTTCGCACAGCGGTTGGACTGAGTTTGTTAACTACACTGTTAGTGGTTCAGCAGTTCGTGGTACAGCAGTATTTGCTAGCGCAACAGATAACGCAGTAGCATCGCCTTCTAACGTTGTAACTTCAAGTGCAACAGCTATTACTTACACCATTACTGGTGGCGGTGGTAACGTTACTGGATGTTTCTTGGTAACAGGTTCTGGCGCATCTTCTACTCAGTCTAATACTGGTGGAACGTTGTACAGTGCTGGTGCGTTTGGCTCTGCTAAATCTACTACTGCTGGTGATACTGTAAGCGTTACTTATTCGACTACTGCTACTAGCTAAGGAGTCCTAAATGGCTCTAGCTTTATATGATCGTGTCCAACAGACTGGCTCTGCTAATACAACTGTAAGTTTTACACTTACTGGATCTGTTACAGGGTTTCAGTCTTTTGCCGTTGTTGGTAATGGCAATACTACATATTATTCTGCAACCGATTCTTCTGGTAATTGGGAAGTGGGTGTTGGCACGTATTCTTCTACAGGGCCTACCTTAACTCGTACTACGATTTTATCGTCTAGTAATTCGGGTTCTGCAGTTACATTTAGTGGTACTGTTACTGTATTTGTAACTTATCCATCTGAGAAATCTGTAAATCTCGATGCATCTGGTAATGTTAGCGCTCTTGGGACAATTACTTCAGCAGTATGGAATGGAACAACAATTCCAGTGGCTTATGGCGGTACAGGCGTTACTGCTTCTAGTGGTGCTAATAGTGTTGTATTAAGAGACTCAAACCAAAACATTAGCGTAAACAACGTATTTCAAGGCTATGTAGCTACAGCAACATCTGGTGGTACAACAACGCTTACTGCAGCATCTGCATTCTATCAGCGCTTTACTGGTACAAATACCCAAACAATTAAAATGCCTGATGCAACTACGCTACAAAAAGGCGTGGCATTTACGTTTGATAACGATTCTACACAAACAATTACTATTGTTGATAATGCTTCTGGTACCGTTGATACAATTACTAGTGGCGCAATAGATTTAATTATTTTATTAGATAACAGCACAACTGCCGGTACTTGGATTGGTTACAGCTACATCCCAGATACATATGACTTTGGTACTTCAACAGCTTCATTCGGTAATGCAACAATTACTAATGCTGTTTGGAATGGTACACAGATCGGAACTAACTACGGCGGTACAGGTTTAATTTCTTTCTCTGGCGCTAATAATGCGTTGTATTCCACATCGTCATCTGCTTTAACTGCAGGTACTTTGCCTGTTGCTGCGGGTGGTACAGGGGTTACATCTACTACTCCTTATGCAGTTGTTGCTGGTGGTACTACTTCTACTGGCACGTTACAACAAGTAACTGGTGTAGGTTCAGCTGGTCAAGTATTAACTTCTAATGGATCTAGCACACTTCCAACATGGCAAACACCATCAAGTATTTCACAAGCCAAAGTTACTGCTTTGGTAATGACATTAGGCTTCTAGGAAAATAAATCATGGCAAACCCAAACATTGCAGCATTAACCACGATCAATGGCAATACTGCCTATGTGGTTCCGTCTACAACTGGCGCTACAACAAGCTGGACGTATAACGGCTCAACTTCACTCACTGGCTTAACACCAGCATCTGGCACTGTAAACAAAATCACTGGTTTGATTGTGTCTAACACA